TATTTGCATGAACTAGTGTGCCTACTGCTTTATCATTAACTAAAATTTTATCACCTGGAACTACGTGTTGCAGTCTACTTGTTAGTGGTCCGTCTTGCACCTTAATACTATAAAATTCAATAGTATCTTGGTGATTAGGACTTGCTACACTGTATGCTCGCATAATTGGTTTGTTCTTTTGTAGTTTTTCAGACCAGTTGTTTAGTCCAATCATTACAAATTCACCATCTCTAAATCTTAGTCCTGGATCTCTCGCTACTGTGAAATGAAATAAGTCGTCTGTGTAATGCTGAACTTTCAGCACTTCTAATTCTAATATTGCCATGTTATAATTTGTTTCCTATGTATAGTTCGTGCGTGTGTGACGGTATTTGAGCGTCTAAGGTGCCCTTTTAACGTAATAATACCTGTTATTCTCTTCTTTCACTACATCTTTTGTAGCGAACCAATTATCTCCATAAACGCTTATATCACCTTTAATGTATAATTGCCCATCTGGTCCTATTGTAGTGTCACAATAGAATCTATCGCCTAAGATGGTTAGTTCATGTTTGTATTCTTCAACTTTATCTAATGTTTCAAATACTGTGTTAATAGCGCATGGTCCAACTTCTGTCATGCCCCAATTTGCCATAACTGTTGCACCTTTTTCTACAAACGCACTAATAGTATCCCAAGGAACTGGATCGCTTCCACATGTTATCCATATTCCCGTTAGGTCTGCTTTACGCCAGCCTTTAGTTTTCATTATTGCTTTTGCATGATTTGGTGTAAGATGGGAATGTGTGTACTTGTATATTTCTTTAACCCATCTATATGCACTAAAATCTTCTACTACTACTTCTGCACCAATGCGTAAAGCTGGTAAAGTTTGTGCCAATAGTCCACCTGCATGTTGTAGTTTACAAACTGTGTATATTTTACTGTCTTTTGTTATCTGTTGACTGTCGATTGCAATCTCATCTGCAAATCTCATCTTTTCAGGTGTTTGCAATATCTTTTTTGGGTCGCCTGTAGAGCCACTTGTATTAATACTAATACCGTTCAACAGTATTAGTTTAAGTCCATCTAAATTCATATTATTTCTTCTTTTTTAATTCGTCTTTTAGTCTCTGCCAACTTGGATGGTCTGGCAAAAATTTATGTAAGCCTATAGTTTGATTAATTACTATATCAAGTAATTTAAAATCAAACAATGGTGGAAATATTGCGTGTAGTACACTAGCAATGGCCATAAGCAATTGTTTACCTGCTTCTCTAAATCCTACCCACATATGCTTAAAGTATAACACTACTGCATTTTCACGTTTACTTTTACTAAGATATTCTGCATCTCTAAGATGCGTCCAATTAAACCACATTGTTTCTTACCTCATGTTGATTATATAAATACATTACTACTTTATTTATTATAAGTATATCTTGACAAATTGTCAACCAAATAGTATAATATAAGCATGATAAACACAACTCTACTAGACCAAGTAACACCAGAACTAGAAGAATTTATTGCTGAATGCGATAAATTAGGTTACAAAAATAATAACTCTCTAAAGTCATTAAAATTTGACTGGTGTTTAGAGAATGGTATGTGGCATGGAACATTCAAGGATGGCAAGTTAATAGCTATCAGTGGTATACATTTATTCAAAGATGGATTTAGAGCATTGTTTAGGGGTGCTCAATTAGAACCAAAGTCAATTAATGGACTAACTAGATACCAAATGCAAAGTTTTTGTATAGCAGACCATTTGCCTCTGCAATTAGAATTTGCAATGGGGGCTCCTGTTTATATCACAACAAATGTTGCTAACGACTCTAGTGGCAGAATGAATAGAATACATAAATCATTTTCTATAATGGAAAAGCATGGACAAATGGTAGAATACTGTGGAGATGAAGAGATATTTTATACACAACAAAGTATATGGAAAGTTAACGTAGAAAATTACACTAACATACGAAATAGACATTTTTAGAGAAAGACAAACATGATATCATTTGTTATTGCTGGCATTAGATCAGACATTGGGTTAGCATATGCCCACCACTTAAAAAATTATGGAAAAATATATGGAATTAGTCGTACTGACACTCCTGTTGATGGATTAGCATACACACATATGACATGTGACTTAATGTCACCTGTGCCTGAAGATTTCTTTAGTGAAATATCAGATAGATTAGTTGTGTATATACATTTACCTGGAGAGTTTAGATTTGAAGATGAGAATCATCCTATTATAGACAGTGACGGTGATGGACTAGACGACAGTATATTTAATAGCAATGTAACTACATTTGCTAATATAACTCCTGCATTATACAAACTAGGAAATGATGCTGAACATTTACGTATTGTAGCAATTGGTTCAACTGCTGATTTATATGATGTTCCTTATTGGAATAGTTTTACAAAAGCAAAAGATATATTGCGTGGATTATATAGAAAATTTTATGGTGACAACGAACACAACAATATGGTGAGTAGCTTATTTGTTAACGTTAGCACAACAGACGGTGAACAACTTGAAGGTGAACGTCCCTATATTGATAAAACATATGTATTACACCCAGATGAAATTGTAAAACAAAGTGCAGAATGGGTATTGGCCGAAACACCAAGTTGTATAGAAGTAAATGTATTAAAAAGTAATCCAGAATGGATGGACGATGACTATTTTGCTCTCCATAACATTCATGCTAGGTGGTATTATGACATGTATGGAAAATAAGGCGCTAATAATAGTTGACGTTCAAAACGACTTTATGAGTTGGGGCAGTTTACCTGTTGAAGGTGCTGAACATGTTATACCAAAGATAAACGAATTACAAGATCAATACTCGCATATTATTATCACACAAGATTGGCATCCAGAAGACCATAGTAGTTTTGAAACAACATGGCCTGTTCACTGTGTAGCAAATACAAAAGGTGCCGAGTGTGTAGACGAATTAGATACACATAAAGCACAACTGATTGTGCGTAAAGGGTTTAGACAACACATAGACAGTTATAGTGCTTTTTACGAAAACGATCACACTACAACAACAGGCTTACATGGATACTTACAACAACTTGGTATCACAGACTTAGACTTTGTTGGTGTAGCATATGATTATTGTGTGGCATGGAGTGCCACAGATGCAGCTAAATTAGGTTATAATGTTACTGTTATCAAAAATGCATGTGCGTCAATTGGGTCTGTAGAAGAAGCAACAGACAAAATGCGTCAAATGGGAATTATAGTAAATGAATAATATTGTATTTGTTAGTTTTGAAAATGGTGGTGGTGGACATAGGTTTGCTAGAACTATTTCAGCACTTCCAAATATGTATTGGTATAGTCATGCCGACAATGGAATTAATCCATGGAATATAAACACAAAGAACACTACAATAAGACAACGTAGTGTTGCACCAGCACACTTTGACAGAATTGTGCCAGATGGCAAACTTCCGCCTACATGGGATTATGTTAAGGACTTTTTTCCATTTCCAGAATATTATTATAGTGTATTTAAAAAGGAATTTACAAGGTTAGCGCCAAGCACAGATAAATCGTTCGTGTATTGCACACATAGTAAGCCTAATGAACTATTACGTTGGTTTCCAGAATGTAAAGTAATTAACTTAATACACGATGTAGACTCACTAGTAGAACGCTATATGCAAACTACTGCAAAGTTTCCTGGGTGGCTTAGAATGGCTAATTTAGTTCCAGAAGATAATCCACACTTAATATTCCTACAGTGTTTGCGTGAATCAAAAAAGGATTTTACTTTTGCAGATATATGGGCTCAACGCACACACGGAACTTTATACAAAGATGATTACTACAACGAATACAAAGATAGTATAACAACTACATTCACTCATAGAATGAAAGAAAGAGTCAATACTGATCACCAGCTAGTATTGAATGTCAAAGATAAGAACTGGAAAGAGATCAAGCAATTTTTAAAATAAGATCTTGTAGTTCTTCCCAAGTATTAAACACATCAAATTGAAACTGCCAACGCTTTTCAGCTGAGTATTTTACTCCGTGTCTAGCGCCGCCGGCATTTATGCAGGTAATCTGTGTGTATTCATGATTGTATAATTCGTTGTTGTCTTTGTCATACCATTGTATACTTTGTGGGAAACTTAATGGTATAACTAATCCTGCATTTCTATATCCATCTTGATGTATGCTTAAATCTTGTCCTTCTAATAAATTAGTTCTAATAAGTTGAAAGCCTGCTTGTCCACTTCCTTCCATGTCATCGTTCATGTCAAAATTAAATTCAAATCCATGCTTGGTAAAATACTTTACCCAATGATCTACAATTGGCTCTTGTAATATATCTGGATTGTAAACAACTTCTAAACCCAGTGGTGATCCATGTCTACTGTGATACATTTCAAACTCACTGTCGTATTTTGCATACATGTATGCAAAGTCATCAGGATTGTATTCAACTGAAGTTTCTACTATAAAATTATTTTTGGATTGTTCAGTGTGCATGTCATTGTCACCTTTGCTTTGAAATTTTCACTTACTTTATCACTACCGTCGAGTAGCATTTGAGCTGTAGTAGAAGCGGCGCCTCTTAGTGTTGGTGTAAACTCTATTGTTGTTTCTCGTTTTACATCATGTATAAAGTCGTAATCAAACGTTTGTGTATGTGGATATTCTATGTTGTGATTAAATAATCTAGCATCACAATAGCGTAATAATTCATCAAGTAGCCATTCTTCAATTTCATACTGTAGTAAAAATATTTTTACTTCTGCATAAAACTTATCACGGTGATCACTTATATTTTCTTTATATCCTAAACTTTGACTTGCTAATCCAAATACATAATCATCAATTCTGCCTTTTGCTTTGTTAAAATGCTTTTTTGTTATACCATTACTATTAACAACAAACTTATACCAATCATCATAAAACTGTTTTTTAGTTACAATTTTTTGTCTAGTTAAATAGTCTGCAGCATCACGTAAAAGGTTAAACTCATGTCCTGTTCGTGTAGTCCATGTCCATTCCCATATTTCTCTCATATCGGATTCTGTTAACCAATTGGTTTCTACTACTAATTCAATCTCTTCTGGAGTGTTCTCATTTAATACACCTGGAAATGGTTTACGAACAGTTTTAAATCCAAATCGTTCTCTACTTTCTGTAGTGCTTATTTCAGCATTTGGTAATAGTGCTAATGGATACAAGTATGTTGACAATGAATCATATTTTGTAATTTCTAAATATGTATCTTTCCAACTGTCTAATGTTTCTCCTGGATTACCAATAATAAGTTCACAGTCAAATGGCAAACCTATTTCACTACAACGTTTAGCAAAGTATTCATAATCGTTGCTATCCATGTTATCACGTTTAATAAGTTCAATTGCCAATGGTGTTAATGTTTGCAAACTCATAATAAAACTTTTGATAAGTTCTGCATCATACATTTTCTTTGCTATTTTTAATATATCTTCGTTTGCATTTTTGGCCCAATTAGCAAAAAATGTTTTTGGATATCCATACTTTTTCTTTGTAGCAATAATCATATCAGCAATGGAATTATCTCGGTCTTTGAGAATACCAAAGTTAGCATCAACACTGTATAAGAATCCAATCTTGTTTTTGCCTGCATACTCTATTTCTGCTTCTAACCTGTTAATATCGTGGTTAACAAGTTTACTGTATGTTAGTCCACCCCAATCACAAAATGTGCAAGCATATGGACAGCCTCTATTTGTTTCAAACAGCATAGCATGATGCTTTTTAGGTTTGCCCATTGTTCCACTTAGATACGGACTTGGTAACTTAGTTAAATCACGTTGTCGTGTTGCACGTTTATCATTTGATACACTATTACTCCAATGTGTTCCAAAGTTAACCGCTGTATTAATTTGTTCAGATATCCATTTCTTATCTGGATTTTTTAGTATATCCTTGAATATTTCTTCGCCTTCTTTAAATACTACAACATCTACATATTCATGTTCATTCCACCATTTGTTTTTTGAATCTTGTGGAACTTGTGGACCACCATAAACAATAATGCATTCTGGCCAGCGTTCTTTAATTTTTTGTGATAGTATATTTGTATAATTTTCATTCCAAATGTAAACACTAAAACCAAATAGAAATGGATTGTCGAGTTCGTCTAATATTTCATCGTGATCTACTTTGTCGTAGTAAATTCCTGCCAACTGATAATTGTTTTTAACTTGTTCATCTTGCTCAGCATAAGTCCATAGACCAGCAACACTATAAGGCAAGAATTTATGCTCGCCTGGGTTGATTGTCATACTAAAGTTTGCAAGATATATATTCTTCATTTTTTGTATACTCGAAGGTAATGATAATGTTGATGTGTTGTAACTAAACTTGGCCATGGACCTATGCATTCTATTTGTGTTAAGAATGTTTGTTTATCCCAACCTGATTCTGCTATGTAGTCATAATCATCCATATGTGGTGTTGTAATAATCAACAGTCCATTTTCTTTTAGACTGTTTGCAATATTTTCTGCTGGTGCTGAACTTAGATGTCCTTTTGTAAACAATCCACTTGCTAATATTATATCATATTGTTTAGGCAATGGTTGTTTTACAATATCAATGACACTAACATTTCTATAATGTTGTTTTGCTTTCTCTAGAAATGTTTTGGTTAGATCGTATCCATCAACATTAGCATATCCCTTTTGCCATAATATTTCACCACCAGGACCTGGTCCACAGGCAAGGTCAGCAATCTCATGTCTAACATCGACATTGTCTATTACATACTGTGTTGTTTTTAACGGTCCTAACCAGCCTGCTTCTTCGCATATATCTTTCGTATATGTTTCCCACGTGCTATATAACTTTATTTGTTCGTTTGCATCATCAAAGCCGTTGTTATAACTATCACCTAAATTTTGTTTTAGATTACTCATCTTTAATCCATTCTGGGTTATCATTTAATGTATTATACATATTTACTCGACTTACCTTTGGTATACACGCAGCTTGTCCTAATACTGCGATTGTATCTGTTAATCTTGTATATTTTACTGGACATTTAAAAGATTGCATTTTACTTTTGCACCATTCTTTTAATTCTGCTGGACTTATATCTCCACTGTATATGCATGCAGGAACAAAGTGTAATTTATCATCTGGCTGTGGATAAACATATACTTCCTTCACATTAGGATGCTGTGACATAACATGTTCTACTTCGAATGGATATACTTTGCCTCCGCCACGCACAATAATAAGTTCGTTTGCTCTACCTTTTAGTATCCAATCTCCATTACTGTCTATTTCAGCTATATCTCCTGTATCCCACCAATCACCATCTGGTGTCATGGGACCTCTAAATTCAATAGTGCTATTTTCATTTGACAGTCTATATTCGGCACCAGCATTAACAAGACACTGTATTGGCTTACCTATTGTATCAAAGTTATTGCTGTAATTAACAAGTGTCATTCCTGTTGCAGCGTCTCCATATCCACATATCCAATTACTATGTCCAAAGAAGTTTTCAAACTCTTCCTTTTGTCCATCAATAAGTTTTGCACCACTGTATTCAAACACTTTAATATTATGACCACCATTATCACCACTGTCTATTACTTTTTGCCATGCTAAAGGAAAGCCTGCTAACCATGTGGGTTTTACCCATTTACATGCTTCTGTGTATTCACTTTGTTTATCAATAAGATGCACATGACCGCCTTTGGCAATAGTTGTAAATGTAACTTCTTGTCCCCACCCAATGTAAGGTGCCATTGCATTTATTGTTTTGTTTGTTTCTGGGTTACGATACCATTTGTTTCCACGTTCACGATAATAGTGTGTTACATCTTGACTAGTGCCATAATTATTTTCATCTAATTCATATGGAACTGGATAGCTTTTTGTCCAGCCATATGGGTGACTTGTGCCACTACTATAGTAAAGCATTATTTCTTTATCAAGAACTGTGCTTTTCTCATAATGTAAATGTTCTAACTTTACTGTACCATCTGTGTTAACATGCACAATAGCATTACTGTTATTTGAATCTAATCTAAAACGCCATTCGTCTTCAGTGCCGCCATATGGTAATGTGGTTGCACACATATCAAGTGCCGCAGCGAATAGATACAAATACGTATGCACTGAATTTATTCCTACTACACTAATTCTATGTCCTGCATGATATCCATTTTGTTTATACCACGCATTAATTTTGTGTATTTCTGTTATAAATTCATTGTAAGTTAGTTTTGTATTTTTGTCACTGATAGCTAATTGATCAGACGGTATTAGTAAATGATATGGTCTCATGTTTATAGTATATAATAGTAGTATTTATTTGTCAATATAAAACTAAATAAAAACCCAGCACTAAGGCTGGGTTGATAATGGTGGAGCTGATAGGGATCGAACCTACGACCTACTGGTTGCAAACCAGTCGCTCTCCCAACTGAGCTACAGCCCCATGTCTCTTTATATTTATACTTATTAAATTGTTTCTCTTTTGTATTTCCGTTTTAAGGCATTTTGCAGCCCGGCAGTCCAATCGCCTTTTCTTTATATCTGGTGCCGGTAACAGGATTCGAACTTGTGACCTACTGATTACAAATCAGTTGCTCTACCAACTGAGCTATACCGGCATATTCTTTCTACTTTTTATTTATCTATATACATCTGTGATTGAATAATCAACACTTACGAATACTTTTTCGTTAATTGAATATTTTGTTTCACTTGTAAATGTATACACTTCTTTCCTTGTGTTTTGTCTACTTCCCATACTAGGCATTTTAACTGTTACTTTGTATGTTGTAGGCCCAGGTTTTGTAGTTATTCTATTTCTAAGTTCACATTGTTCTACTTGTTTGTATCCAACGATAGTTTGTTGTCCGCCTTTTTTATTGGCAAAGTCTGCCCCTAAAATTGCACCTAGTATAGTTGCAGCATCTTGTCCTTTACCACCGCCTACTTGGTTACCTAGTATACCACCAATAATTGCACCACCTAATACTTCACCTGTTTGTGCTTTACCAGTATTTCCATAAATTGGAACATCTACTATTTTACATGTTCTAATGGGTGTAGTTACTTGTACTTCTGAATATTGTGGTACAACTTTTATTACAACTGCATCTAGTTGTACTGTACCAGCAATTGCCGAGTTGGCTAATAGTATCGCTGTTGCTATAATAAAATATTTAATCTTGTTCATAATAATCTCCTGGTTATTGTAGTTCGGGGAACATTTGTTTAACGTAATTCTTAACAATCACTTCAGTGTCATTGTCTATTCCGTTAACTCGTACTCGTGGATTCTCTGTGCCAAATGTTTTAATTTCTTCTTTAGCAAGATGTAAAAGTTGTCGTTTATTCATTGTCTGTAAACTTTTTAAATCTATAGATTCGCCGACTAATGCGCTAAGAATATAGTCGCCAACATCTTCGTCACTAAGCGGAACTTCAATTTTAGCATTGATTCGCTTAACTCCATCTTTATATATTTGTGCTCTCATGTTTATACCGATTTTCTTTTATAGTCCAATTATATATAATATAACAGTAAGATATGGTTTTGTCAACCGAAATGTCTTGTTTTTTTAGATTTTTTTACGACCAGGACTGATCTACGGCAGATCTTACCCAAATTGCAGTAGATCCATCATAATCTGCATTTGCTATGTATATATGCGACGAGTCAGATGCAATATCACCTTTTTTGTCGCCTGGCGTTCCTATGGTTGAATTAGGAACTGTTTTTCTAACCATTGGGTTAGGATTAGTTAAATTTGTTGTTGTAATTGGTGAACTATTGCTTACGATTCCACTTTCTGCTAATCCAGTTATTCCGGGATCAGTTGATGCAGATGGTGGTGCGCCTGCGCTTTTTTCCACTACATTGTTAGGTGATGCTGTGTATGATTCAATTACTCCACAATAGTCATAATTTGGTGTTCTTTCAACTGTGTTTACTGTAGGTAAATCTTCTGATGCAAGTTGTCCAAGCATTTTTGGTTCCAATAGATATTCAAATATGTTCTTATTTTCAGGACCAACCTTATAGCCACTTAGGCTTGAATAAGCTGATTTTAATCCACCTGCTACTTGTTGTGCATGTGATAATGTAAGTGTACTTGTGTCAATTGCTGTTCCAACACCTGTGTGCGTTGACGATTCTGTTCCTGTTGTAAAAGAACTACCACCATTTGATTCTGTGCCACTAAAATTGTTTTCAAACTCTACTAGATTTTGCATGTCAGATGCAAACGCTTTTAATTCATTAGTTAATGAGTCAATTGTATTTGCAGGTGCATTAGCAATACTTCCAAATTCATCAATGATATCACCGAGTGACTTGAGTACTCCACCTTGGAATATTCCTGCATTAAATCCGCCGCCACTTGTACATCCTCCAACATCACTATCAAACATTGTACCTAGTTTATCAAGTAAATCTTTACCTGCGCCTAAATAGGACCCAAATAAATCTTCTAATACATTTGGAATTGGCTTTGGATTAATTGGTGTTCCACAAAAGTTAATCATATTAGCAATTGCGGCAAATTCTGCAATTGCGGCATTAAGTCTACCTAACACATTATCAATGTTTGTGTGTGCAATAAATTCATCTAATGCACCTTCGGCTTCTTGTAATGCTTTATATAGCTCTGGTGGAATTCCAGGAATTCCTAATAATCTGCCAATATTAATTTTCAAACATAATTGTAAATTAGGAAGTAAAATTCCATTACCAGCAAGTAAACTACAAATAATTTCTCTTAAACTAAAACTAGTTGTTCTCGCTTCTACTTCGCCTGTGCCAACATCTATAGTAGTACTTGTAACTAAGTCTACATCAGTATTTTTTAAGTAGTTTGCTGCTGATTGAAAATCTGCCATTACTCGCCGCCTATAGCTGTATTACCGCTACCGCTTGTTGCTTTTGGATTACAATGATTGCCGCCTGGTATTGGACATTTGCTATCTCTCTTTGCACTATTACCTACAATAACTACAAGTTTATTATTCACATATACATTTGGATTTGCTGCTTCTAGTTCACCACCGCCGTGACTGTTTGGATCTACGTCAACACTACATAATTTGTTATTGACATAGACTGTGGTTTGGCCTGCAACTTCAGTTGAGGCTCCACATGCACGACTATCTGTATTTCTGTGAACTGCTGCCATATTATGCTTTTGCTAACTGTATACCTGTTGTTTGTTGAATATATGTTGAGCTGGCGTCTTTCGCAGACTTAACTACACATATAATACTATTTATATTCAAACGCACTTTAGCATCTGGGCTAACTGTGAACATAAATGGTGATAAGCCTACGCCTTGTTCTGCTGCTACTAAAATAAGTGGTTTGTTTAGTGAAATGTGTGTTGCTGTTTCTTCTTCAAGTTTCGCAATCATTTCTTCGCCACTGCTTAGTTTGATACTTACTATATCCCCTACTTTGTAAGGTGCTTCAATAATCATAATGTAAATCCTGTTCCGTTAAAATTAGTTGTTTCAATGTATGTTGTCAATTGATCATACCCGCCGATGTTTGTTCCATTAATAAACACTTGTGGAAAGGTTCGAGCCGTTGGGGCAACTTCCATTAAATCTTCTCTTGTAAAATCTTTATCAAGCATTTTTGCTTCAAACTCGATATTCATTCTTTCAAGTAATGCCTTAGCCTTATCGCAATAAGGACAATGTGGCTTACTGTATACTACTACATTTGTCATAAACTAAATCCTTTAAATGTATCCTCGGATACGTCTTGTTTAACACCACCAACAACATAACTACTAATTTCAGTTTCTTGCGGAGCAACTTGTACTTCTGCGCCTGAAATCCATTTTTGTGTCCATGGTAGTGGGTTTGCTTGTGATACAGTGTATGGTGACTTTAGTCCAACTGCGGTCATACGCTTTGATGCGATCCATTCAATATAATCACTTAGTAGCTGTGTGTTTAGTCCAATCATTGATCCATCTTTGAACAAGTATTCAGCCCATGCCTTTTCTTGATCTACTGCATCAACAAACATTTGGATACAATCAGCTTCTGTTTCTTTTGCAATCTTAATATAATCTGGGTCATCTTTTGGTAGAACCTTTAATAAAGATTGTGTAAATGCTAAGTGCAAGTTTTCATCACGTGCAATTAGTTTAATAATCTTAGCATTGCCTTCCATCTTTTTAAGTTCTGCAAATGCCCAAGAGCATGCGAAACTTACATAAAAACGAACGCCTTCTAAGATGTTAACACTCATTAGTGTTTTGTATAGTAGCTTCTTCATTTCATACAAGTCTACTTCAACTGTTTTACCATTTACTTTGTGCTTACCAACACCTAGCAAATTATAATAAGAAGATAAATCAATAAGCTGATCGTAGCATTCTGAAATGTCTCCAGCACAATCCATGATTTCTTCAATGTCCATCATTCCATCAAATACAATGCTTGGATTAGAATAGATATTACGAATAATATGTGTATAACTACGTGAGTGAATTGTTTCACTGAATGTCCAAGTTTGAATCCATGCTTCTAATTCTGGTAAACATGCAAGTGGACCAAATGCTTCACTTGGCGCACGGCCTTGTACACTATCTAAAAGAATTTGTCTTTTAAGATTACTTGTAAAAATATGCTGTTCGTGATCTGTTAATAGTTTAAAGTCATTTGAATCTTTAGTGACATCAACTTCTTCTGGACGCCAAAAGAATCCCAACTGCTTATCAGTTAGTTTATCAAACTGTTTATACTTCATAGTGTCATAGCGTTGAATAGCTACTGCGCCGGCAGAATCTAAAAAAGCTAATGCCTTAGTGTGATCTGTTTTGTTGGCTGAATTAAATACTGAGCTCATTTATATTACCTTTTATATTTTGCAGCTATCACAGTCTTCATCATCGACGAGTCCTGGTGCTAATTGTTCTTCGTTTAGTTTGTTGACATCAAGTTCGCCTTGACCATCGAATGTATTAAAGTAATACAATTGTTTCCCGCCATATTTGTAAAACATCAACAAGTGTTGAATCATTACTGACATTGGTATTTTTTCATCTTCGTAAAACTGTGGATTATAACTTGTATTAACACTGATGCCTTGATCAATGTATTTTTGTAATACTGCCATAATTTTTAAATAACCCTCTGGTGACTTTTGATCCCATAGTAAATCATACTTGTTTTGCAAACGTCTGTATTCTGGTACTACTTGCTTTAATACACCGTGCTTTGATTGTTTAATACTAACAAGACTACGTGGTGGTTCAATTCCATTCGTGCTGTTGCTAATTTGCGCTGATGTTTCTGCAGGCATAAGTGCCATTAGAGTTGAATTACGAATACCTGTTGCTTTAAGTTGTTCACGCAATCCTTTCCAATCTTGGCGTTCTTTATGCTTGACTAATTCATCAAGATCTTTTTTGTATGTTTCGTTAGGTGTAATTCCTTTTCCATACTTTGTTTCTTTGTTGCCACTAATTGTGCCTTTTTCTACGGCTAAATCTGCACTTGCTTTAATAAGATTATAACTCCATGCTTCTGCCCATTCGTCAACTAATTCTAATCCTGTTGCATCAATATCTTGATAGTTTAAATCATTCTTAGCCAGCCAGTATGCGAAGTTAACAATACCAACGCCAAGTGGACGTCTATGCATTGTGCTACGTTCTGCAGCCTTAACAGGATAGTTTTGGTAATCAAGTAATTCATCTAATGCCCTCACTGCCAATCTACAAACACGTTCAAAATCACGTGTGGTTCTAATATTGCCCCAATTAATTGCGGCAAGTGTACATAGGCTAATTTCACCATCTTCGTCCTCAAAGCTGTTCAATGGCTTTGTTGGTAAGTCAATTTCTTGGCATAAATTTGACTGGTGAATAGGTGCTATTTCTTCATCAAATGCACCGTGTGTATTTGCATGGTCTACATTTTGTAAATATACACGCCCTGTATTCTTACGTTCTTCCATAAAGCTACCAATTAGCTCAATTGCTGATACAGACTTTTTACGTATATGTGTGTTGCGTTCTGCTGTTTCGTAAAGACGTTTAAATTCATCTTGGTCATTAAAAAATGCTTCGTATAATCCAGGTACATCTGCTGGTGAGAATAATGTAATGTTTCCACCTGTAAGCAAACGTTCGTACATAAGTTTATTAAACTGTACACTGTAATCTAAGTGACGTACTCTGTTATCTTCTGTACCTTTGTTATTTTTTAATACTAATAAATCTTCTACTTCTAAATGCCATATTGGATAATGCAATGTTGCTGCTCCGCCACGTACACCACCTTGGCTACATGACTTGACTGCACTTTGAAACATTTTGTAAAACGGAATAACTCCTGTATGACTTGCATCGCCATTGCGAATAGGTGAGTTAATAGCACGTATGCTACCTGCACCAATACCAATGCCTGCTTTTTGACTCACATACTTTACAATAGCACTACTAGTAGCATTAATAGAGTCAAGACTATCATCGGTCTCAATAAGTACACAACTGCTGAATTGACGTTGCGGCGTGCGGAGTCCGGCCATAATAGGAGTAGGTAAACTAATATCGAAATTACTAATAGCGTCATAAAAATCCTTTACATATTTTAATCTTGTTTTTTGTGGATAGTTAGCAAACAGTGTTGCTGAAATCATCATGTATGCTATTTGTGGTGTTTCGTATATTGCACCTGTTACTCTATTTTGTACTAGATACTTTCCCCGAAACTGTTCCATGCCTGCAAATGCAATATTTTCATCACGATCATGTCTAATATAGCTATCCATTTGAAAAATTTCTTCTGGACTATAAACGGCGAAAAAATTCTCATCGTAATAACCTAGTTCTACATTACGTTTAGCAATTTCATTAAGACTACATGGCTCAAACTGTCCATATACTTCTTTACGTAAATGATAATTGATAAGTCTACCAGCTACCCATTGATAGTTTGGTGTTTCTTCACTAATAAGATCTGCGGCTGCTTTAATTAAAGTCTCTTGGACTTTTGCTGTTTCAATTCCATTGTAAAACGAAATATGACTTCTAATTTCTACTTCACTTGGACTAACGCCTGTTATTCCTTCACATGCATAAAAAACTACTTTGTGCATTTTTTCTAGATCAAGTTCCTCTTTAGTTTGATCTCTTTTAATTACTATTATATTTGTCATCTGTTATCCGTTTCTTTAATTAGCTGTAAGTTATTTACAATAACACTTGACGTATAAAGTATTACGTTAACTCGCTAACTTGCGTTTTTTCTAGTATAGTAGTGTTAGAATCTAAATCATTCACACTATTTACTTTACCATAATTATAATTTAAAATGTGTGTTTTGTCTACCAAAACTATTAAAGAAATATAACTTTCTTTTGAGTTTTGTACAAGCAAAATCTCACATTCTGCATAACCTTCTAGCTGTAATGTATACGCTATTCCCAAAGCTACGTTATTCTCATCATAGACGCCTTCCCAAATAAAATCCCAAGGTTGGGTCCATGTACTGGCATCATAAATGTCTGTGTGCATACTAGACATCGGTGCCATTTTCCAAAAGTCTACAACGGCTTGTAGTCTTCCCAGATATTCCATATCTGATAAACTTTTACGAAATTGCCTCCACAAATTCAAACGTTGCTTAGGCGAACTCTGCCAAAATTCGTTCATTGTATTACCTTACGAATTTTGTGTAGATGTTTGTGTGTAGTCGAAATTTAATTCAGTTGTAATCGATGTGTTAAAATTTAATTTAAATATTTTACCAGTATTTGTTAGTGAAAATTCAACATCACTTAATTCACTGTCGCCAAAATACTTATCTTCAATATTACTGTTTGTGGTGCCTGACACTAATATAGTTAATGTGCCTTTACGCATTTTGCCTGCTACGTTAAACAATGTATAATTCATAACAATAGTATTTTTAATATCGCTATTAAACTCTATGCCATCTATTTCTTTTACTACATTGCCACTGTTGGTAAATGCTGTTGAATGTAATTTGGTACCAGTTTCGGCAGTAAAAGATGTCACTTCTTTATTATAATGTAATGTAAAAGTGTCGTTAAAAGCAGGTGCTCTTCCAAGTCCATGATTGAATGTAAGTGCATCATCATTAATGTCAACACTTGATCCTGGAATAACTAGTGGGTCAGATGTAGGATTTTGGCCATCATACACAGAAATAGAAAATTCACTTATTCCGTCTAGATCCAATGGTACAACTGATCCTGCACTCTTAACTGTAAACTTAACTGTTGCTGTAGTAGTATCTGTACCAGCATCGTCGCCAGTTCTTTGGTCTGTTAGTTGTCCAAGAAATAATCTTTGCTCGTCTGTTGCAAGCATAAATTCGCCAGGTGCTAATACAGGTAAATTTGTCAATATGTCTTTTTTGATTATAATCTGTGATACTTTAGTTGTTGCCATCTGCTATTCCTCGTTTTCTATATACTGTATTTATGAAGACATGCCATAAAACTTCTCTAATCTCTTGGCCCATTGTGTAGCCCAATAAGAAAAGTCTTCTTCGGTAGATTCAAACAGTTGCCACTGGCAATCACCACTACACATAAAGATGGCAATGTTTTCAATCTTTGTTTCAAACATCTCATTATGTGCTAATGCATATGCGGCTCCTTGTAAAAAGTAGTCGTCAATCCATTCACGTTTTTTAGGTTTGTTAGTTTGCTTAAAATCCATAATAGTTGGCTTGTCTTTATACATGCCCACTAAATCTGTTGTACCTGCATATAAATTAGCGGCACATAAATTTACTTCTGTGCCCCATATTTCATTTACATCATTTTCAATATTGTCAATAACAACTTGTGCCATATCCTTGGCTTGTCTGTGTACAATATTATTTCCAGGGTTATATGTTTCGTATTCACCTAATGCCCAATGTTCTAATATATTGTGCATAACTGTTCCACGATTAGCGGCAGTTGTAGTAATACGTTGTGCTTCTTCTGTTCCAACACGTTTACGCCAGTTAGCTAATGCTTGTCGCTTTTCTGCTGGTTGTGTAGCACTTAGGATTGTTGTTACACTTGGAACTGGATCGCCGTATGGATTCTCATATAGACGCTTTCCATCTACACTCTGACGCTTTAGTTCTTTGTAATCGTATTTTTTGGTAATGTTTATCATAGTATTAGTATACTACTAATTTACTAAAAAGTCAAGTGGTTAGTGCTGATTTAACTTTGTGATTTGCAAGAATATATTCGTCTAATAATCTCTTATTTCCATGTGGATTAAGATGTTGATCTATCTTGCTTATTGTTATTCCGAGTTGATAATATGGAGTTTGCCAATTGCCTTTAGTGAAATGAGTTTCTACATCTACATCCCACGTAGTTGAAGAACGAGTTGGTAGATCTGTTCCGTTCTCATTAGTAACTTGATGACTAAACCGTGTCCAATCAAGTAAAAATATATGCTCAAAATTATATAATTTTTCTACGTTTGAATACCATTTTAATTCCCAATCTGTACGCCATTGATTATTACAGTACTGTACTCTCCAAAAATTCTTATTTTTCTCAAAGTACTTTGCAACGTCATCAAATTCTGTATCTTCTAGACGATCGTTGGGACCATAAGCCCTGTTTGGTCCACTATTGGTGCTACCCCACATAAAAGAAAAATCACATAGCCACTCTGTCCAATTGTTTCCGATGCTGTGGGTTTTTATGAATTTAAAATCATGTCCTGTTACATCAAATTCAAGTTGCCAGCGACCTAAATATGTTCTGTTTAAGAATATAATATCTGCGCCCCACATTTTAGCATCTAATAGAGCCAGCTGAAATCCTTGTATTCCTTGGCCGCCTCTGGAATAATTTCTATATTCGTGTTGTGGGAATTTTTGAGACAACTGAAATGTCCAGTTGTTCTTGCCTTGTGTTTCTTGTTCGAGTCCAGCAAAATGACTGCACCCAATGAAGGCTATCTTCTTAGATGCAGTCGTCATGTTTATGTAATTCTATAATATCTTGGATCGTCTCTATCGCTATCGTCTGGTGGAGAATATTCGTGGTCTGCAACTAATGGATGGTCGCGCATTTGCAAATATCCATCCGGTCCTGTCCATTCTTCTACTGGATATCCTGCGCCAACCATTAGTCCTGCATGATTAAAATCATCTCTGCCTGACCATTCTTTAATTAGTGCTGTAATTGGTCCAGGTTCAAAACATACACAATTACCTGTGTGTAGTCCTTGTCTGTTAGCTTCTAATACTAACATTCCCATTCCAGTACCCATTGCAAATCTACTGTTTTGTTCTTCTTCGTTATCTATATCAATTTGGGTTGGATCCCAAAAATCTTCTTCTGGATAATCTGGTGTTGGATCACAAGCGGCAAATACAAATAGCACCGGTGCTAGTACCTGTGCATTACCTACAAACGTTGCTGGTGTTCCATCTTTGTTTATTTTTGGCATGTGCTTTAATGCATTAGCTTCGTCTGGTCGTGCTGTATGTTTCCATATAGCATTACATTTTTCAGCGTTTGTAATTGCATATAAATCAAAATACCGTCTACCCTGTTTAAATGGGCCGCCGGTTCCAACTTTTTGTAAATGTTCGATTAGCTCTTCAGGAACTGCATCTGATTTATAGTTTCTCGCACAAATCTTTGATCTGTTTACTGCATTGAGTGTTTCTTGTAGATCTTTCACTGTATTTCCCCTTATATTATACTCTATTAAGTGTTTAATATTTGTGTCTCGTCTTGCAACGTAGGGACACTGTTTATATTATACGTCTGCTCGTGTTTGATTAGATCTCGATGCGCCGCTTGTTTCGAATTCGTTAATAGCTGCCATTTCTGCTAGGTAGGCATCACATGCTGCTGAATCAACAAACTTAATTACTGACTGATATGTGCCATTACCGTTGTCGGTTTCTGTCAAATCTAAGATCTTGCCTTCTGCTTCAAATCTTTCGTGAATAACAATTGCTGCATCACTGATTATTGCATCTTCGGGTACTGTGCCGGCATCATGTGCTTCTGCAATTAGATCTGGAGTTATTGTTGTTGTTAAATTATGTGCCATAGTGGGTATTCTCCTTGTAATTTACCAATATATATGCCATCTGAAAGTCTTTCCAGTAGCTGAATTTGTTAGTCTGTTTACTTTGTAACCTAAATTACCAAAGTACTTAATTACTGCGTTCATTTGGTTATCTAATGCTCTGTCAGTAAGTGCACCTTGCCATGAAGTAAAGTATGTTGTACTAGTAGGCGTAGGTGGGACATAGATTCCATCAGTGAAACCTAATGCCGTGTTTGCTGTTCCAGTTCCTATTTCATAGGACCAAGTAGCTGATGCATCAAGTACAACATTTAAAACTAAATATCCAGCATCCTTTGATGCTGTTATACCTGTTACCGCTGCATCATTAATGTCTGCAATAATAGAGTTTAAGTTTGTTCCTGTTGTGCCTAATGTAATTGTTGTTGAATTGATAATAAGTGTATCACCTACATTAACTGTTGGAGAATTTACTGTACCAATCTTTATTGTGCTAGGAGTACATTCAGTCATTGTTGTTCCATCGCCGATATAAGTTTCATATACACCGGTTGCACTTGTTGTTATAATAGCATTCATGATGGCAGTACACTCGTTAAAAACAACCATATCTTGTGAGCTTTTTGCTCTTGCCTGTGCTGCGTTTAATCCTATGTTCATTTGCTCATCTCTTTGTCTACTTTTTTCTTAGCCAGTTTTGCAACTGTCTTATCTTGTTTTTCCGGATCAGGTGCATCAACATCGCCATCATTGTTAAAGAACACTACATCATCCTTGATTGTATTTACAACGGGGATACTATCAAGTAAGTCACGTAGTTCTTGTTCATCAACATGCATGTTTTGTGCATCTAATGTTTTTTCTAATGTATCCAACGATAAAGAAGTTGACCCTTCTGCAGTCATCACTGACAGCAGATCAATTAGAGTATGCCTTATTAAATCGTTGTATCTCATTTACTTATTCTTTAACTGTGCGAATGCTTGTTTAAGAATAGCTGGTGATACTTTACCTTCCGCTTGTGCTTCTTTAATAGTACGTACTGCTGCCAAGTATGCATCTTCTTTCATTTCACGTCCGTCCATGTCAGAATCGGCATCCATTGCATCTGCTCCACCAAACTCATCGTCCATTGGTGCATCCATAGGAGCGTCTAAATCATCAAGACCTGCTTCCATGTCGCCTTCTGGTTCACCCATTGGCATATCCATGTCTGTTGTTTCTGGTGCCATACCTTGTGCTGTTAACACTGCATTTCCAACTTGCTCATTTGCAGACTTAACTGCATCTAATGCCGAGCCAATTGCTGCTTCGGCACTTGAATTAAATGCGTCTGCTTCTGCTGTACCTACTTGTTCTTTCATAGCATTATGAATACTCATTAAGTCTTCAACTTGCATACTTGCTAAGTTTTCAGCCATTTTTTGTAAGTCATCTGCCATTTGTTTTGCCGCTAGTAGGACTTCAGCTTGATCTAAATCAGCTGATTCTTCTAGCTTCTTTTTCTCTATTGCCATGTCCATTCCTTCCGCAATTAATAGTAGCTTTTGAAAATCTTTATGAGACACGTCTTGTCCTGCATCTCTTAGACTTGTTATTTTTCTTTGTGTAGACTCTTGTATTGCTTCTAACTTAGAGCTAGGTGCATTAAAGTCTAGTTTTAAACTAAACACATCGTCAAGCACACGCTTGAGCGTTGTTAGTTTGTTTTCTTGTAATTGTTGTAATTCCATGTTAGAACCCCGTTTTCCTGTTATATTGTATTTATGCTTAGAGCAGTGATTTGATCTGTTTTTTGATAGAATGTAACTTATGCATAGCGTGTCCTTGCTTTGCAACGTATACATCTGTCTTATAGCTTTCTGTTAATGTTATTGACTTGTGTTTATACATAGCTGCTTCAGTTAAGTATGCCGCATATCGATCATCAAGTTGAACAATTTTATCAATTTTGTGATCGCCTTTATCAAACATTAAGTTTTTTATTATACCCATTGCACTTTCAAAAAGTGCTAATTCTTTGTATAGTACTGTGCCAGTGGAATCTTCAATATTGTAAAACTTTTTGTTTACATTTTCTATTACTTTTCTTTCCACTAACTGAATTTTATAATTGCCGTCTATTTCTATTGAATCAGTTTCACGGTTACGAACTGCACCTGCTGTTATCAATGATGTGTCATGTTCTGCACTTGCTGCCACTTCTGTTGCTGCCGTCTTAGTAGCTTCTTCTAATTTAGCTAGTATATCATACATAGCTTTTGCATCTGTAGATACATTTGCTGTGGGCTTAGTTGATTGATTTGATTCGTGCGTTTGGGCAGCTGAATTTAGCTTGTCCAAAATATCTTGCATTCCACGTACTTCTGGCGACGACATTACATACTCCTTGTTTTTTTATAATAAACTTTTTTGCCTTCAACAACTTTTTTAATTAAGTTCTTGTTTACTAAGCATTGCATAAGATATACATCTCTTTCTGAAAGATCTTCTTTAGATACTGTTTCAGTTATAGATTCATATACTTTATTTTCCAATTTGTTTACAAATGTTGGGATTCCGCCAGGGCCTAATATAGATCTCATTAGCCGCGCCTCCCGTATGCGAGTTGTTTTAATCTTTCAATTTCTTGTCTATTTTGATCTGCCAGTTGTGCGTTTGCATTTGACTGTGCTGCATTTTGTCCACGTTGTACATCATCTGGATCTGCGCCAACTGATCTTGCTGCGCCTTGTCCTGTTGCTTGTGGATTTTTGAGACCCGGTACACCTCTAGGCACAGGATTTGAAGCATTTCTTTGTTGATCTTGTTGATTGTTTGTAAAATCACGCTGGTTGTTATTGTCTTTTGTTGATTGTGCTTTAATTGCCGAAGCTGATGGTTGTTGTGTTCCAACTGTTCCATATGCTTCGTCTACTTGTGGTCCATCAATTTGCTCTAAGTAATCAAATAATGTATCTTCACGTGCTAATTCTTGTGGTGACAAATAATCACCTCTATCTCTTAATTCATCAAATACTGCAAGTTCATCTCTTAGTTCATCTGCGTCCATATCTTCAGGATGTTTACCTGTTGTTGTCCACGGTGATTCTTCTTCTGTTACCGGCGCATTAATGTTTAGTAATTCTAATACTGCATTTTTATCATTCACTTTTAAGTTATCTATTAAACTAAGTGTTTGAGTAAAATTTAATTCTCTTAGCGAGTTTGATAATAGCTCCTGATCAATTTTGATATCTTGACCTTCTAAAAATTCTTGTACTTTATTAATTAAACTTTCTGTTTTCATATCATTTTCTCGCTTTGTTTAGTTGTCTCACAATTCTACTTTGTGGGTTAACTCTTTTTGTTCTTTGTGCTTTTTTCATCATACGTGAGCCTTTTGCTGCTCTTGTTTTTCTTAACACAAATCTCTTTTTCAAATCTATAGGTTTGCTACATTGAGCCGGTGATGCTACAACACGACCTTTTCTAGGTCCTACTGTACATCTAAACTTAGTAGTAACACTTCTGCCTCTGCGAGCATACACTACTTTAGCTTCTGTAACAACGTTACTATATGATTCGTTCAGTATCATTATTGTACCAGTACCTGCATTCCTTGTAAATTAAGCAATAATAATACAATTGTACTTAATAATCCTGCAATCACAGTTGCCGCTGCACCTATTACTAATTTGTTACCAGAAACTTTATCAGCTGTATTCTTATCCGACAACGCTTTAATTGAATCTGACAGATCGTCAACTTTGTTTTCTAATCTTGTAAATTTTTCTTCTAACACGCGATACCTCTCTGCACATAAGTCTACATGTGCTTCTAGGTTTTCACGCTCTAGTCTTGATTGTTGCATTGACATAATTCCCGTCCAATTCCATTTAATTACAATCTCTTAAAGAGCTGATTTCTATTATATGCATTCGTGCATATAGTACTATTTATATGTTTTCACTAAAACTGAAGTAAGTATTACACTTATCAACTGTATTGGTGTTTATAACATCTCCGTCTATTACTACAGTTTCATCTAACTGATCGTGTACTGGTACAAAATCAAAATCCTGTGATAATAATGCAGTATTACTATCATTGCCGTACCAGGCACGATCTGTATCTGACACAAATTTTAATATCCATACTGTTTGTGTACCAGTAATGCTTGATCCAAATTTGTAATCAGTTAAATTCTGTGATTCTAGTTTTGTTATACTACTTATAATTGGTTGTGTTCTTAATCCAATTACCTGCATAAATGTATTTAAGTTTTGACTTTGATAAAACTTTTTCTCATTTATTTTTGGACTTGATACATTTGAATCAGTAATATCTATTAATGTGTATATAGTGTAAAAGGCCGTATTGCCACCGATTACTTCCGACGGTCTTTGTGTTCCTGTAGAGCGCATATTATAGCTCTGTCATTTTGCCAGCTGCATATCCAGCCGCAAAAGCTGCCGCTCCTCTTGCCACTCGCTTCGCAATCTTTTTAACTTTTCCTTGTCCAACAATAAGTCCATTATTTTTAGCAAACTTCATAAACAGTGGACGCATGTCACTTCTGTATGCGGCTGTTTTATAATATCTATCAAGTTGTGTAGCAACTAATGTACGCTGTGCTGTAGTTAATTTGCTCCAGTTTTGTGTTAAGCGTCTTGCTGCTCTTAACTTAGGATCTTGTATTGCTAGTTGGCTTTCTAGTCTATAGAAAAATGATTGTGCTTCACCATGTGACAAATTACCATTTTGTATTTTTCTAAGAAAACCTTTAATTTTATTGTTATCAAGTTGTACTTTACTCATTAACATTTTGTCGTTTGCACTATTGACTAACCCTTCTGGTTTGTTTAGTGTAAAAAGTGTTTGATATAAATCTGTTCCGCCTGGGCTTGGTGCAGAAAAGCTACCTCTAGAAATTGTTGCTTTTGCATAATTGGCTGCCATTGGTGCTGAGTCATAATCTTGACTCATTGCATATAAACTTAACATACTAACAAATGCATGGTCAGTGATACTACGTGCGCCTTCACGTGAGATTTGCGCTTTTGATTTGTACATACGTGCTTCACCTAAAGATTGCATAAATGGTAGAGCTTTTGAATCTTCGCTCATTGTGTGTCCACCTTCTAGTTCTGCCCATTGCTTTGCTGTATATTGTTTTTCGTTCATTTTTTATTCTCTTTTGCTATTGCATCACAAGTATCACTTGCGTATGTTTTAAAGTATCTTGGCGCAAGTGCATGTAAAAATACTGCCCATGCTGCCTTCTCTAAACGCCAACTAATGCTACATGCATGTTTAAAGTGTTGCCAACGTGTCATTTTTGCTTCGTGTAAGTGTAACTTACATTGCTTACTATACATTTAATTGTTCTTTTCCATATTAGCGGCTGTAAAGCCTGCTCTGTTTACTAGTTTGACATCTTTGCCAATTACATAACCTTCGCCACCTCGTTGTCCACCTGTACTTGCTTCAATATCAGCTGGGTTGGCATCTAGTTGTGCTATAATGTTATCTTTAATAGGTCCAATACTACGCATAAATGCAAATACGGCATCTAAACCTTTTTGATGTTGCTTTAAATATTCTACAAGTCTGCCTTGTTTAGCTTTACTTACCTTAGAACCATCTGCTGTTAACCATTGTACAAAATGCTTACTACCAATTTTACCGGTTGATCTTGTTTTTGCTGCATTGTTCATATACATGTACAAGATATCTGGAAAGTTTTTCATTTTAAGTTCTACAGGAGGTGTTAATACTGCATCAATGTCTCCGCCTGCTTGATTAATAAAGTTTTCAAGTTCTTTTAGTTTAGCACTTTGAATGTCTGGTACATCTGTAAGTGTTTGTGGAGGCATTGCTAACAATGGACCTTCTTGAAACTTAGTTGCATCAACTGAGCTTTTGTTTCCTTCTAAGTCAATGTGTGCATGTAGCACAACACCTGTATTACTATTGGCAATTTTCTTGCCGATGTCACTTGCAGGATCAACTGAGTACTGTGTTGTGTTTGGTGTGAATATTAACCTGCCATCTTTTTCTTGTGGTGTTGTAAACCAAAGTAAATCACCATGTACATATCCTCTAAAGTCGCTTGGTGTTGCTTGCTCAAATGCAGGCCATACACTTTTCATTTGCTTAATAAAGCCGCCGTATTCTTGTGGGTTTTTAGTGTAGCCAGGACGATTCTTTAGCATAGCTTCTAGACCATCTGCTGATGTGGCTTTGCCGTCATAACCTTTTGCACCAAATCCACTTTTATCTGTTAATATGAACTCGCCGTTTTCATTACGACCAAATATAACCGCCGGTGAGCCGTCCCATTTGATAGTTGTATCACTTGGGTTGCTTTCTAAACTGTGCAATGATGCTATTGCTTTTTGGGCACCTGCTTTACCATTCCAAAGAATGAGGTCTTCGAGGTGTTGGATTCTGGCACTACCTGCCTTCTCTAATAATATTTCTTTGATAAACATTAGCCTTCACCTTCTAGTTCTGCTGGAATGCCCATGCTTTGAATTTGACCGTTATCTTTAAACTGTCTAATAATTTTATCAACAACTTCACTTGGATAGTTTTTCTTAATTGCTGCTAATAGTGTTTCAAAACTATATAAATCTTCAGCACTGTCAAGACCAAATTTTGTTGCAATTTCTGTTGGATTTTTAAATGGACCTTCTATTCGTGTATCAATGTTTGCTTTTGTATAGCCTTGTCCATTTGCTTTAGGTTTAGGTTTACGTGAGATCCAATTTAATCCATCTGATGGGCTCCATATCCAACGCTTTTGTTCTAATGGACGTCCATGTTCATTTTGTTCTTCGCTGCTATCTGCTTGATAAACTGCAGCCATTGTTGCTAACATAATATTACGGAAAGTTCCTTTGTAGTTACTAGAACGTCCGTCTTTACTCATGCCTTTTTCGTGTGGGCTATGATAATATGTTTTCATCCACTCTGGTTCACCTGGCATAAAGTCAATTTGTACTTTACCTGTGCGATTTATTCCTTCTTTAGTGTTTTCTGCGTTGTATCCAACAATGTCTACTACTGTCATAAACACACTAGACTTTTTTACATCTTGTATAAGAGGTGATGCTTCTAATTTTGCCGCAAATTCTGGTAATTTTTCTGTTGGTAGATCAATTGCTACATCTATATCGCCACTATATTCTTTTTTACCTACGGATCCTAAAACATTGTCTTTAAGTGACACACCCAAGGACTTTTCTAGTGCTTCTATTGTAGCATCTATTTCAGTATGATGAATTGCGCCAACGCCAGGCATTGCTCCGCCTTCGGATAGCTTCTTAACATTTACTTTATATAAATTATCGGGCTGAATTTTGCGATGTTTTCTGCTATCACGTGCTTTACGCTTAACTGTGCCTACGATATCTTGAATATTCATTTTTTATTCCTTAGGTTTTTTATACCTCTATTAAAACGTTCAGGATCTCTATTCTTAATACTAAGCATTATACGTTTTTGTATATCTTGGGCATCTTCTTCACTATAATTTGCATCTACCATCTCAAGTACATTCATAATTGCACTGATGGCATTGGTACCACGTGATTCCAATATATTAATTCTATCTTTTGTAGGTGATAGATTATTAATTTCTTCTAATAAACTACGTGTTCTCTTTTTCATCAGCCCAAACTCCTAAACTGGATATTACTTGTATTTATCTATTATACAGTTATTTGTTAACTTTTTTCAACATGCTTCGTAGTCTATCTGATGCATCTGTGTCTTCAACTATACTCTCTTCTGCAATAGTTTTCTCTTGGTGTGTTACTGTAGTGTTTCTTTTTAACTTATCCATCATTGCACTCGGTTGATGCATTGTGGATCCTTGTTCATCTTCTGGTAAATCAGTAATACGTAGCCCTGCAATATCAAATGCTAAGTCAACTTTCTGTCCAACACCTGCACTACTACGTGTTTTCATAAATTGAATCTGATATCTGCCACGTTCACGCATTGCTGTACTTGTAAAAATACCAATTACGTTATCTGCTGTCTGGATTTTACTAATACCACCTGCAATATGAGAGTGATCAAACTCTACTTCTTCTACTGCTGCTCTATTTAACTGAGATGCTGTTGCAAACAATAGATCTTTTTCTACTGCAAAGTTACGTAACTCCTCAGATACAAATTTATCTTTAATAAACAAGTCACTTGGCGGAACTTTACGTTGTGCTGGCATCATTAAGTCTAAATAATCAAGTAATACTGCATCTAATTTAATATTATGCTTTACTTCATACTCTTTCATAAAGCTATTTAAATCATTTACTGTAACACCATTTGGCATTTGCACAATTTGTAGGTTACCTGCTTTTTTACCAATTGCTCCAACCTTTAATCCAACGTCTTCTGCATTTTTAAATACTTCTTTTGTGTTATATCCTGTAAGCATACTATCAAGACGCATACTACATAGCTCTTCACTAAGTTCCAAACTAATATATAATACATTCTTTCCATCTAACGCCCAGTTTAATGCTAAATTTTGCAAGAACAAACTCTTACCACCACCTGACGGTGCAGCAAATATATTTAATTCACCTCTATTAAATCCACCATACAGTTTTTTGTCAATTTCAGTCCAACCTGTGCTTGTTCCACCACGTGCATTGCGAACTTTTTCAATACGTTCTAATGGATTTGCCCAATAGTCTGTACCTAAGTGTTTAGCAAGCCCAATACCTACTGCTTCTTTAATCATTAATTCTACTGCACCAAATTCACCTTGTTCAAGTAAATCTGTTGAATTCAAAATAGCAGTTTCTAGTGCTTTGTGTTTACAAAATGTTTCAAACTCATCAATAAACCAATCATCGTGTCTTGCATCTATGTCTTTTAAACTCTGTAGCTCTAATCCAGTTGTTGCTACAATTTGTTCGCCTGAAGGAAGTGCGCCATAATCGTTTGCATGTTCTTGAATGAACTCTACTGTCTTACGTAATTCTCTTGTAAAATATTCTGGATTACATATACCATTAACACGAACAAACAAATCTTGATCGTGTGCTAAAAATTCTACAAATAGTTTTTGTAGTTCAAATGTATATTCTTTTTGTTCACTCATTTACAATATTTCCTTCCAATAACCTGTATTTTTGTAGGATTACTTATAGCACTATCTAATATACTACGCACTGTAAATAATCTGCCGTATTTCATTAACGCATCGCCGGCATCGTTGCAATCTTCCCATTCAGGAAATGCAACACTCCATCCGTATTTAACTGCTGCATCTACCATTTTCATTCCTGCCTCGTCGGCATCTGGTAATACAATAATTTGTTTGTTTAAACTCAAAATAACGTCTGCTTGTTCTTCACTAATAGTATTAGTGCCTGCACTGATTCCATCTGTTATTATAGCATCTAAAGGACCTTCTGTCAATATAACAATTTCTTTGTCAGCATGTTGTCTGTCTAATCCATAAACAAAGTTTTTAGCTGGTTGTTGATTATAATACTTAGGCATTCCTTCTGGTGGCTTACCTATCCAACGACCTGTATATCCAATTACTTTATTTTTATAATAAAAAGGTATTACAAAACGCTTTGACATTCTAGCTGGCTGTTTAGCCGGACTATACATCAGTCTAGGATCTGTTATATCAAATCCTCTGTTTGTTAAATATTCTACTGCTTCAGTCCAGTTTGTATCTGGCGTATGTTCCATAAATGGCTTTGTATTTTCAGGCAATGCTACTTCTGGCCAATCAATTACTAGTTTCTTTCTGCGCTCTTGTACCATTAGTGTATGTGTGATATCAAGTTCACGCATAAGCTCTAATTGTAAACGCTGTACTGCGGCTTCATCTGCACCAAATTTTAATAATAAGTTTTTTAGTCTATTATTAACTTTATTACCTGGACTCCAACCTGTTTTATAATGACAGTTAAAGCAATGATACTGAAACTTATCGTCATCAAAGTGAAATCCACCACGTCCACGTGTATCTGGCCTAGCTTGTCCATTTGTTATACACATAGGGCAATTACCAGAATGCCAACCACTAGGGCTAGGCTTCCAGTTCGTCGGAATCAGATTTCTGACGTATTCGATCATTAAACTCATGTGTATATATTACACTCGAATTATGACTTTGTCAAGTGTTCCTTGCGTTTGTGTGAATTTTGCTCTAAGATATTTTATATTAGTACGGAATGTCCATGGATCAATTCCAGTAAAGCCAATATATGGATAATGTTCATCTGTGTGCGTACCCAATATAATATTAAACCAGTCGTTTTCTGTAGGGTTTTCTTCTAATGCGCCCTGTATGTAAAAGTTACCTGTATAGTTAGTGGCGTATACTGCCAATGTAATCATTCCATTAACTTTGTTGTATGCACCAGGTCCTGGTAAATGACTACTGTAGTAAAATCCATCAGATTCTATAAATGTATCACCTGTAGAAGTTGTTAATGGAATATTTCTTGTTTGGTCGCTTACTTCAACTGTATAATTTGGTCTTAGGTTTTGATCTACAAATAATGGAAGATTTAAACCCTGTGAATTTACATAGGTAAATACAAGATCAAGGAAACCGTTTTGTATTGAACTTATCTCACCGGCAGAGACAACTAGCTTAACTTTGCCTTCGTCGAAGTCTAATATTTGACATTTCTTTGCTACTATTTTTGCTTGGGTTTCTCTATTGGTTAAATTAGCCATAATAGTTTGACCATGTAGCTGTATTGGTTTACGATCTATGTTTTTTATGTAAAAAATAAACTCATTATCTAAACCGGTAAATAGCTTTAAGAAACGATAATTGACAGGAGAGTTTATAGTAGTTCCTGCCGCACTTGCATAGCTACCCAATCCAGCTTTGCTACCTGAGGCATCTATTGCATATAAATCGCCTGTTTGATTAATATTATAAGTTGTTGCGTAATTTGACATTCATATTCTCCTGTGTATGTATTTATGCAAATTACAAAAACCGCTGGTAAAAAAATTAATAAATATATGTACAATGATTGAAAAATATAAAACCTTGTTAGAAGAATTTCCATTCTTAACTGTCATAGAGTATGCCGGAAATGAATACCTAGGAATAATGCAAAATATCGATAACCATATAGCTACAATGTATGTTTACGATAGACTAGGATCAAATGCGGAACGTCAATCGTTTTTGAGATTGGGCGATGAGTGGTGGTGGGAAACAAATCGGAAACTACCTATCAATATTGCATTATTAAATAGATGGCCATTTAGTGCTACAAGTCAAAGTTTTAATATAAAACAAATGGAAGTAGTTGCTGGACCTGAAGTTAGACTAAGCGACAGTATTACAAAACGTATTAAACGCCGTAATATCAGTCTTATAAAGAAAGACCCATAACTAGCATATTAAGTTGTAGTACAATAGCCATTGCATAACTTATTGCGTGTGCTTTTTTAAAATAATATGTTCCGTCTGTTGGTTTATCCCATACAGTAGCAAACACTGTATTCCAATCTTTACCTAATAAATTACGTTTAGCTGGTCTAATGATTGCCAGTACGGCTGCAAGTTCTTCAACGCTTGTTGGTTTCATTCTGCTTACAATGTTGTAGTGTGCATGTATGTGAAATAATTTTTCAACAACTTCTTTGTGTTCTAATAAATCCCACATTGGTTGCATTTCAAGTAATTTTTCTAATTGATCATAGCTTTCAACATCTTTATATAAACTTACATTTAACACATCAAGTTTAAAATAGCCTTTAGCTTCAGCTTCCTTGTGATCAATTGTGCTTAACCCAGTAAATGGATCGCTTGG